GTAGTCGTAAAGGCGCTCTATGCAGCCCTTGATTACGTTGTCAACATGGGTGATAACTTCTTTGATCCCCCTGCTTGCCTGAGTCATCAGCATGGACAGACCGGAAGATGTAGCCCCGGCTCCGCCGATGTCGGTATTGCCGTAAGCCCACCTTGGGATACCTGTCTGGTCCTCTGCCATGGCGGAGAACATCTCAAAGACCTGTAGGAGCGGGGATACAACGATGTTGGGCTGATAGAATCTGACTGCGGGAGCTTCTGACATCTGCTGGTTGGTCGCCTGAAATACCTTCCACGGCCATATCTCTGCTCCGTTGTCCTGCACCCTTTCGGTATTGAGTTCCATCATCGGCCCGGAAGCAAAGGCTGCGTTGTTGACTATGGCTCTTGCCACTGCGTTGCATACGTCCTGAACGTCAGACATGAGTTCCGGCACGCCACGCCCCCAGATTGCGCCGGGGACTCTCTCGTAAGAATCCATACTGTAAGGCTTGCGCCCCAGCTTATCGGGATTAAGGATCGCCCTGATAACGTAACTGCCTACGAGCCATGCGTTGACTTCGTAATCCAGTTCATCGTCAAGCTCGCCTTCCATCCCCCATTCTTTCAGGAGCTTCCCCTGCACAGACCCCCAGAACTCAAGGGCTTCTATCTTGTCGGTGGCAGTCAGGGATTCAGTGGAGCCAAAATCCATCATGGCCCGCTCGCTGTCTATGGTGAGCATTTCGTTCTTGCCCTTATCGCCATATTCCTTCAGGGCTGTTCTTATCTTCTCTTCCGAATAGCCGGGGACTCCGATCATGGCTATCAGGTCATTGCGTGTTAGCTTGTGCCGCTCGATGAGATAACCATCGTCAACATTCCGCGCATCCGGTGCCGGATAAAAGTCAAAGGGGGATACCCTGTCAAACTCAGGAACAAGGACATCCTGTGCATCTATTGCCCATCCCTGTGGTCCCTGAACCCATTTCTGGACTTTACGCCTGCGGATAACTGGACCTTTGAGTATCCCCGCCTTCAGGGTTACTGCATCAGAGATTACCGGCCAGAATGATTCCTGCCAGCCGCCCTCTACCAGTTGGTCGTCAATCTTGAGTGACATCCGCTCTGCACGCTCAAGGGCTTCGTCCTGCACCGACTTCAGGGCTTTGTCCCGCTCTTTCTCAGCATAGTTGCGGATTTCGGTTCTGAGTTTAACTTCATCAACCATAATCGCGTACTGCTCGGCCTGTGCTAACACCTGCCTGAATACGGCTGCGACTTCATCTCTGACCTGATATTCCAGTTCGGGGGTAATTTCGGGAAGGGGGGTCGGGGCTATGGTCCATGGGCGCTCACCTATCGGACGCATGATATCGTTTATCCACGCCTCAGCGGAACGGCATTTGGTGGCTGTCAGAAGAACATAGACCTCTGAACCGCCCTGATCCCTGATAGCCCTTAACTTGTCTGGTTCATATATACCGGCACGCATACGCATGTTCTTGAGCATCTGCGTTTCTATCGGCTGCTTGGCACGTTTTGCCGCTGTCCAGCACTTAGAGATGTAACCGGAAAGGGAATCCATCACGGGGTTAATCTTGGCTGCTTCACGTTCTGCGGCAAGGCGCTGCTCTTGCGCTTGCAGCACGGAAGCGGGGGTAAATTTTACCAGCCCGATCTGCGTTGTCCCGTCTGGTCCCGTTGTTGGAATTGCTCCGGCCATGCGTTTTCTCCAAATAAAAAGCCCGCACAACGACAGGGAGAGAGGTCTGTCATCATGCGGGCTTCTGGTCCTACCCGATAAGGGGCAGGGGTCAAAGTGTGTCGCGGCTATTTAATTGTTTCTGATACCTCGATAAACCGGATACCGCCTTCCTGAATGGATACGGCTACTTTACCGGTAAATTTAGCACGAATGATACCAGCAGCTTCCAAGATGTCAAGGAGTTTCTTCTTTGATTCCGGTGTTAGCACGGTCATGTCCACCCCAAAGTGCTGCGGCGCTTTCTGAGCGTGGTATTCGATACTATCCGTCCTTCACCTCCGGCAGCACGGGGGACAGGTGTAACCTGACGGACATGCTTTGCGATAGCGTATGCGATAACTCGGTCATCGTGACGCCCTACATCAGCCTCCATCTTGCCGTTGTCCTGCCGCTTAAACGACATCATCTCCTCAATCAGACCGTCACTCCTGATCCCGTGAGAGTCTTCCCGGACTTCTTTAACCAGATGGTCAAGTATCAGCGGCTTGGTCTTACTGTCCGTTCTCCAGCCGTATCTCTTGCGGGGCGGACCCGGTGGTTCAGGGACCATCTCGGAATAGACTCTTGAGTATCGCTCATTGACTATCGTGGTGACAGTCATCAGACCATGGTTGTTCCGCTCTACCGCAAGCAGGGCGACATTATACCGCTTCCCCAGAGACACCAGTATCGTCCCGAACTCGTCTGGATCGCAATGCCCGTGCCATTCTGCCACCTGTTCGCCAGTGGCGTGGTCTATTACGGCGGCCACAGAGAAGTCTCCAATACCGATCCCCTCGGCTACGTCCGCACCGATGATATACCGCTTCCCCGGCTTTGCCTCTTCCCATACGGTCAGTTCTCCCTCTTTTTCAGACGCCCATTGCTGCGTGGACATCTGACACCGATATCTCGCTATTGGCTCCGGCAGGATGCTCCGGTATTTATGCAGCTTCTCGTTATCAAAAACAGGGTTGCCTGTTCCCAGAAACGCATCTTCAGGTTTGGTAGGATGCTCTTGATTGAATATGTGGATTGAGTTGCGGCATTCGTTTGCTATCGTAAACCGACGCCAGTACATCTGCTCGTCATCAAGACCGTACAGCGCTTTGTATTCCAGTTCTTCGGGGGTCCACTCCACCCAGTCGGGACAGCCAAGTCGGTTCAGTTCAAAGCAGAACCACGGGATGAAGACTGATGTTTCGATGTTCTCTTTTGCCGCTTTCTCATTGACGCTCTCTTTGATTACCGGCTCACCATGCTCATCCAGCTTCTCAATCCAGTAGCGATATCGGGCATTCCAGAACTTGTCATAGAATATCCCCCCGATCCCTTGAGCCGTTGATTCGTATATGATCTCTGTGTCAGCCTTGCCGCTTTTGGGGACGCATTGAGCAACCGCTGTCAGAAGGGTCTGAAGGTTGTTCGGGTCCATCTTCGCGGCCTCTGAAAGATGGAGGTAGTGTATCAACTGCCCTGAACCAATATCGCTCTTGCCCGATGTCGCAACCCTGAATCCAGAGTTCAGCCCTCTGCCATCTTTGGTGTTGAACTCCAAAAGCGTCAAGTTATTGGCGCGGATGCTGGGGCGTATCTGATCCGGTGACAGGTCATAAAACCGCTTGACCATCCTAAAAAGAAAGTCTGTTGATTGCGGTTCGTGGGTGATCTGCATCGCGTATTTGTTCGGGAAAAAAGAGGTCTTCTGGTAGAACCTGCCGGACACAAGGGTTGATACCCCCATGCGTCTGCCCTTCAGTATCACTACCCTTAGCAGACGGGATTCTTTGATCTTATCAAAAATATCCATCAGTATCTGCTGGGGCTTGTTCAGCCGGAATGGGATAATCGTCTCTTCGGTGGTCTGGACTCTGAGTATCGCACTGGCACAATACTCAAAGTCCACCATCAGTTTAAGGGTATGCTTCTGGGCGGGGGTAAGGTTATTCAACGAGTTCTGCATCAGTCACTTCCGCTTCATTATTGGTCAGCATCTTCCTGACATCCTTCGCCCTCAATGTCGAAATATCCACCGTATTAGTAATGTCAATCACGGCCTGCTCAAAACTCACAGTCGTAACATCAACCTGCTTGGCAGCATAACCACCGACAACACTCAGGATCTGGTCTATCGCTTTCAGCTTATCGCCGGGACGGGTATCTTCACTCTCGATTATCCCCATCTGCTTCTGGGCGAGATACTCAGGAGTAAGCCCTACCTGCATGTAAGCCTCAGCCATGCGAAGGTTGTACTTCTTGGTGATACCCTCGGCCAACTGCTCGCAGGCTTCAGGGGGGAGCTTAAACCCCGCAGCCTTGATAGCTTGCGCCGGAGTCATCTTCTTCTCCAGCAAATGCTTCGCAGCAACCATTTCCCTCTTGTCCGGCTTGTCTTCCCGGCCTGCCTCTCTGATTACTCTCACGGTGCATTACCCTCATGTGATATGCCAACGCTGAAGGCATCACAAAACTTGCCTTGCAATAAGGACAGTCGTTCATATCTACCCCTTGAGCTTGGCAAGCAGTTCCTCGCGGGCCTCTTTTATCAGCTTCTGGACCTTTACCAGTTTAACCCTTGCCCTTACTCCGGCAGCCTTAGTCCCTTTGTTGTGGGACTTTCCCGCATCATCTACAGCTTCATCCAACAGGTTCTGAATCTCGACAAGCTTTTCCATTTCTTCCTCCTTGTATTTTGTGGTGCTAACATCTTATTTGGTGGGTGATGTAGGATTCGAGCCTACAGTGCCTTGCGACTACGGGTTTACAGCCCGCTCCCGCCCCTTACGGGAATAATCACCCTTACTTAATCTGCTGGTAGACCGCAAACTGCCGTTATGTTTGTTTCCGAGTCTGCACCGGATTGCTCCGTGACCCGTCCCAGTTCCACCTCTGGTTTGCAGCGGTTTTAACTAGCCCGACTTGGCGGGAACTCAAATCTGCTCTATCTCCAAAATCACTCTAGGATTCTCCTTATCAACTCCACCCCACCGATAAACCACTTCAGGTATCACCTTATGGCTGTCCCCCGGTAACACTCCCAGCTCAACCATCGCATCCTCTGCAAACTTGCCCACCACCGTTAAAACATTCGGGATGTCAACAGCACGGTTATTAGAATGGTACAGGGTATAAGTGAGCCTCACAGCACCAGAGGCAACCGGAACAATATTCCGCATCTGGGGTTCTACACATGCCTTGAAAGCCTTCTTTAGCTGCTGGTACGTCTGATAGTGCCAGTGGGGGAAATTGTTCAAATTGAGCTGACATTTCTTGTCCTCCTTCGTCTTCCTCGGAAGGGTTATACTCGTAGGCAGTACCAATCTCATTCCTCAACCCCCAAATCCTTCAGCAGAAGCTCTCTCAGGTAATCAGACATACTCCGGCCTACACACCGCTTCAAAAGTTCCTTCACGGCCCTGTCAGACATCCTGACGCTCACTACGTTATATCTTGGATGCTGCTTTGTGCGACCCATCTGCCTACCCCCTAGTGTCTACCTGTCTACA